AACATTAATTTTCACGCCAAGAAATAACAAAAGGGAACTTCGGTTCCCTTTTTCATTTGGTAGATACATTCCTTTGTTGTATATGTTGCCAAGCTTTACTGCCTTCTTTATTTTTGACATATTGTTGAAGTTTTTTCTTTTGTTCATCTGTTGCTTTTTTGTGAAATTTAATTAACTCCATCATGCCAATATTACCAACATATGCTGCTTCGTCTACTTTATTTTTAAACATTTATCGTACCCATTCTTCTACGACATATCCAAATCTTGTCCAAAAAATATTTCTAGCAACTTTATCCATTTCACATAATTGATTTACTGTATATCCACGATGAGATATATTTTCAATATTTACAGACATAAAATAGTTTGAATTATTTTTCATAATATCGCAATATTTTTTTGCAGTATCTCTGCCCATTTCTGGCATACTATCTACATTTAATACTAAATCGTATTTACCATCAAAATCTTCAGGTGAAATAAAATTAACTTTTTCTTCACCTAAGTTCATACCAAGAAAATACATTTGTGATACAGATATAGTAGGCAGATCAACTATCGTGTAGTTTGTAAATCCCATTTTATTTAGATAGTATGCAAGATGACCAAACCCACCACCAATTTCGCATATTTTTATATTTTTATTTTTAAAACAATCTGACACACGCATGGCAACTTCAAGTGCCCACATATCTCTTTCAGAATAAATTCCATAATCAGTTTTAAGTCCATACTGACCGCCGGCATCTTTTGGTGCAGATATATCAAAGTTATATCTTTCTGCAATTTTTTGCAAATGAAATTCTGGTTTTTGTTCTAAATGATAATTAAATAATTTGTTTGAATCGTATATTTCTTGCCAAAACATTTCAATTATGCCAGCAAATTCCATTAATGTAACTAATCTATCATATTGTATTACAGCGTATTTTTGTCTTTCATCTTCAGAATTCATTCTTGCTTTAAAACAATTATCACCACCAGAAATCCCTACTGAAAGATTACTTGAACAAATTTTTCTAAAAGTGCTGCGAAGATTTTCGAAATTTTTATTTTTTAAATCTTCAATTATAGAACCATGGCCGCCAACAATTGGATCCCAACAACCACTATTTCTTGTTAATGACTCTTTTTCAATTCTTTTTTGAAAATAATCAGAAATTTTAGTTAGAAATTCGTCTGTTGGATTTTCACCTTCTTCTATTTTTCCCCAGCTAACATGTTGATTTGCTATGCTAGGATGTCTAGTTATAATGTGTTGCATCAACCTCTCGTCAATGCTAAGATTTTTTGAATTTGTCTTTCAATAATTGGTCCACGATTTGGCCAATGAATATAAGGTTGTGCTTGAGTTTTCAAAAGATTAGTTAAGAAAGGCATAATAATCTTTTCTACTTGTGCCAATCTTGCTTTATATTCTTCAACCGTTTCATCTTTTTCTGCGATAACTGCTTGATATTCTGCCTCATCAACTGCTGTGAATCCAAAATCTTCTTCACCATATTCTTGTAAAATTTTATTAATGTCGTATGCCATTATTTGTCCCACGCTTTCTGTGCATTGAAGTTTGCTTGACTGAATTCTAATCTGTCAACTAACTTAACTGCATTACCTTTTAATCTATCTACTGCAACGAAACCTTCTGGTGCAGTAATTCTAAAACCATCATCTGTTCGCACAAATGTACCAATTGATTTGATTGTTTCAAGTTTACGAACAATCATAAGTTTTGCATCAACAAGAAGATTCATCAAATCAAAAACAAATCTAAGTTGTGCTACATTTTGACGAAAGAAACGCATTATTTCTGTTTTAACTGCAATTCGTTTTTTCTTTGTTTCTTCTTTTTTAGCATCAGTAATGTCTTTATTCAATTTTGCTTCAACCCAACGAATCAATTCTAATGTGTGCTGATTTGTATTGGTGATTTTTTTACCTTCACGAACTTTTGCATTATTAAATGTTTTAATATATGTTAGAATTGTTTCGTTTGAAGAAATGCGATTTAATGTCAATGAATTAATTGATTGAAATGTTCTGCCAGCAAGAGACAAAATCATTGTTAATTGTTTTGTTTCTTCTTCTGTGAATGTTGCAGAACCAGACGCATCAGTAAAAGATGCATCACGAAACCAAACATCTTTAGTGGTTGATAGACGACCAATATCAATATTAAAAGATGCTTTCATATCAGACATTTTTTTACCTGTATATGATGTGTGAAATACAATACCAACTTGTGCATCTAACATTGATCGTGCAAGTTTAGAATCTGATGGTACCGCATAAACAATTGTGTTTGGTTGAAATGTAATATATGATTGGCCAGCAATCGTTTGTTTATCAATATCACCTTTCGTAAACATCATGTCGCCTTGTAAAACACCTTTGATGTTTAATTTTGGCAAATATCTAAGTGCAACTTTAAGTTTGTGATTCAATCCTTCGGCAGGATGATTCTCATCAATATCTTCTTCTGTATAATTTAATTTTGGATTGACATTGAAAACACCTTTAGTGCCAACAAAAAATTTACCATTCTCTGGATTAACACCGCAGAAAATTGCAGGTGCGCCATCCCATTTCGTTGTAACATTTATTTTCGAATCAGAATTACCTGCCAACATATTGCGAAGCGATTGAAGAAAGTTTATTGCAGAACGAGCGCCAGCAACACCATTGTTCAGAACCTCATCCTCGATATGCTCGAGGTGAACATTTTTACCTTCTTTACTTTCTGTTAAAAATTCTGTGAAATTCATTAGTATAGTTTTCCAAACGGTCCAAACTCTCTACCTTTTTTCTGAGCCAAGAAACTCATATCAGTAAAGAGACTATCTCTTTTTTCTTTAGGTAAACTTGTAACTGCATATAAAAAATTTACTTGCATTAGTTTTGATGTTGCAATGTGAGGTTCTGATACAAAAACTTTTTGAACATTTTTTACAAATTCATCTGCATTTTTGCAAGTGCCAACATCTACGCCTGATCTTTTTATTTGATCAAATGCTTTTTTTGCGTAGGCAATAGATGATGTGTTATTAAATTCTTTTAGTGATTGTGGATAATTTTTGTATGAGTTGATAAAGTTTACTCTATATTGTTTCAAAAGTTTTGCTAATTTATCTAAAGGAGTTTTACCTAATCTTGCTTTTGATGCTCCAGATGCAGTAGGTTCAAATTTTAAATTAGCAAGTTCAGATGTTGTATTTGGTTTAATTTGAAAATCATATCTACTTTTTTGTCCTTTTTCAATACCATCAACAACAACTCTTGCATCTTGTGTCTCAAATTTTGTTTTATCTTTTAAGCCAAGAGGACATTTCATTGAAGAAATATTAAAGTTGTAATTTTTAACATCAGGAAATAAAGATTCATCTAGATTGACTTCCTCATACTTTGCTTCTTTTCCAGATATAAGTTTTAAACTTATGCCAACTAAAACTCTTTTCTTATACATTGTTCTCATTAGAGCATTAACTTCTTCTAATGAAGATGCAACATTTGTTGCTTTCTTGAAATCTGCAATTACTTTTTGTTCGTTTTTAACGCACCAAATGTCTGCTGGATTCCAAGAGTCTTTCTTTGTAACTCTAAATTTTTGACGAACTAATTCTGTGATGAAATCCATAAATCCACCCTCACGGGTAAATTCTGTAAATTGAGTGCCTTCAAATTCTTGAAGAATTCTCTTTTGTTGAGCGTAATAGTTATCAAGCCATTGTTTATTGATTGCAGGATATAATTTCAAAAGTTCTGAAAACTTTTTATCTTTCATTATATCATCGCTATTACGATAACGAACATTATCGTTTAAGGCTCTGCGAAAGATCCAAGCAGAACCTAATTCTTGCATCCTTGTAAGTTCAGCAGCAGAGTAATTTTTTGCCATATAATCCTCAAATAATTTACTATTTATGCGAAGAAATTATCTAAGGCGCCTTTGTTCATATGCTTTTCTACAAGATCAAACTCGACATTTTTCTTACTGAAACACCAAATTGGTTCAATATAAACTTTATTCATAAATTCTTCTAGTTTGTCTTTGGGTATATTCTTGGGTCTTTGCATAATACGCATACCCATCTGACCGCAAAAATGTGCGCCATTTTTGATCATATCATCTATCAGATCATCAGATGCATAATATCTTTTTGTCTTGATTTTTGGATCCATAATGTTTACAAATTGATAACCATTTTCACTCAGACTATTAAAAGTTTTGCGATTTACAGGCAAGTAAAATCCATCACGCCATTGTTCATATGTTGTATATCTTGCCCATGATTGTTCGTCTGAGTGTTTACCATTTGTATTATACTTCTCAGTTGCAAAATAAGGGGGCGAAGTAAACGCACAATCAATAGAAGGCAATATTGAATAGTCGAAATCTTCAGCAGGTTTTCGGTGAATTTCAACTCTTTTCTTGCCTTGAACGATAAAATAATCATCAGTTTTTTCTACGATTACAGCACTTTCTAACATCGATTCATATGCCAAACATTGTGCGAAATACTTTTCAAATGTTTGATCGTTAGGATCTGTACCATAATATTCTTCTGCATTTGAACAATAAAATCCTGCAAGTCTGTCACCCCAACCACAAGATGAATCAAATACAGTTTTTGCATTAGTAATTTCATAAAGAAACTTTGCAACTTGAGGTTTAAATTGTGTTGCAATATACGCACTTAAACGAAACGCCATGATGTATGAATCAATTGAAAGTTCTTTATTGCCAAGACGCCAAAGAGCAAGAAATACTTGTCTCAGATTATCAGAATTATTCCAACGATGAATTGGAGATTTAAATCCCCACGCATCACAATTATAACGAAGTTCTTGATGAAAAAAATTACTTACATCATTAAATTGTGAACCCATCTGAATCACACCAAGACCATGATCTTTATATGGTCGACCATAATCTTCAAACTTTTCAATAACTAAATCTTTAATCTGATCGTGAGATTTAAATGCATTTTTTAGGTCAGACCATGTCAATGACCAAAAGGCATGTTTCATTGCCTCTGGTGGTATATTTCTTAAAGGACATGGAGGCTTTGTTGTTTCAATAAGACGAATTAAATCTGCTACGATAGTTTCTTTGTCGTAGGTTTTGTTTAAATCTTCCCATTGTTTTTCGTCAAGAATTGGTATGCCAGATTCGTTTCGATTTGCAATAAGAATATCGTATGCACTCAAACTTTCACTCCATCAAATTTAGAGTTGAATCTGCGTTCACGATTGCCAAATGTGTTTATTGGTCGATCAGGAATATCTTCTTGGCCTGCATCAATCAAATCATTTTGTGCAGATTGTTCAGTATCATACAATCTCATCTTTGCACGATCAATACCAATGACAAATCGTTTGAAATGATTTGGATCTGAATATCTATTTTTCAATTGTTTAACAAGAATCTGATTTAGTGCTTCAAGTTCTTCATTGGTAACAAGTGCAAACATAAAGTCAGCAGTTGCAGGCAAACCAAAAGATTCTGAAGTATCTTCAAGACCTGGATCTGAATTCGTATAACCACTTCTTGTTGTTTGTGTTGCAGATACGATAGGCACATCATTCTCAACTGCAAGACCACGAAGTTCTTCTGCGATTGATTTAATATAGGTGTAACTGTTTACATTACCACCAGGTTTAATTCTTGCAGAAGAACAAATGTTTAGATAATCAACAAAAATAATATCAGGTTTAAATGTTTTCTTTAGTGCAAGTTCATTTAACAATGCACGAAAATGTAATGTTGATGCACTGGCAGTAGGATATTCTTTGATAATAAGTTTACCATGAGTTTTACTACGCAAGGCTTCAAACTTTCTTTCGTAATCATCTTTACTGATAGTGTGAAGTTCATTTAAATCAATGTTCAATAGATTTGCATCAATTCTTTCTGCAATTCTTTCTTCTGCCATTTCAAGAGTAATATACAAAACATTATGACCTTGTGACAAACATGATGCAGCCACATGACACATGAACAAAGATTTACCAACACCTGTGCCAGCAAGAGCGATGTTCAAAGTTTTTGTTGGCAAACCACCTTTAGTAATTTTGTTAAAGATATCAAGATCAAAACGAACTCTTGTTTCTACTTTGTGATAGAAATCATATCGTTCATCATAATCATTAATATAATCGTGACCAATGTGTTGATCAAAAGATACGCCAAGGGCATCTGCAAGAAGTTTTGGTATCTCGCCTTTTGTTTTCTTTGAATTTTTATTGTCAAGGATGCCAACAGATTCCATGATGGCATTGTAGATTGCCTTGTCTTGACAAAACTTTTCAGTCTGTTCTGTCAACCATTTGAGTTCTACAGTTTCATCTTTTGACTGTTTGATTTCGCCAAGAAGTTCAATGGCAGATTTAACTTGAGGTTCTGTTAGACTTTTTGCTTCTGTAAAATTAATTACAAGCGCTTCATGCGTAGGAAGATTTTTGTATTTGTTTACAAAATCAAATACTTCTTTGAAAACTATTTGTTCAGTATTATCAGAAAAGTAGTCTGCACGAATGAAGGGCAAAACTTTGCGTGTATATTCTTCATTGTAAATTAGATTCTTCAGTATCGAAAATTCTAGGCGATTCATCTTCACCAATCTCTTTATTCAAAATGTTTTTATCAAAAATTGATACAAGTATGTCTCCCATAAGTGTATCAAACTTTTTATTTTTATGCAACTCACTTAGTTCAAATTTGCCAGCATCATCAATGTAGTAATCAAATTTGAGTTTTGGTTGTGTGCCTTCTTCTATTTCAACTTTTCCGTAATGATAAACTATACCTTTAAAAGTTCCTTTTAATATTTTTACTGATGTGACTTTTAAAGGTAGATCTACATCAACAAGTTCATAATCTACGCCTTCTTTTGGATATAATTTCTCTTTAATTTTCCAAAACTTCATCGGTAGCTTCTTCCTGTTCTAAGATTGAACCATATGCAATTGAATATTTTTGTTTGACAAACTCTTTAAACTTTTCACTTTTAAGAATATCTTTCCAAAAATCTTTATTGTTAGTATCAGATTCACGCACCTTATTGCCATCAATCTCACCGGTCTTAGGATCAACTTTTGCATACCAACCTGCAGCAGGTTTTTGAACAAACCCACCTTCAAGAGCAATCTCAAGCAGACCAGAATACTTTTGAATACCACCATCAAACGATACTGTGATAGGCACTTTTGATTTCTCTTTTACAAACCTAGATTTTTCAATGTTGATGATAAAATTATATCCTGTAATTTCACCACCAGTTTTTTCTTGTTGACGACCGAGAATCCAAATCGTATCAGCAGAATAATAAGAACCTGTGCCACCACCAACAATGTCTTTTGGGAACATACCAATTTCTTTGTAAGTGTGATTGACTACGACCATTGGCACATCTTTAATTGTAAGATGTGGCGTTATCATACGA